GCTCTACCTTGGCCTCAAAAAGGCCCCGGAGTCGAGCTACCGCTCGGAGACTCCGCTCCTGTGTACGGAGACGGATCCCCTGCTCAATGGTCCACCCAAGCCGGAACTTTAGACCGTCAGATGAGAATGGGAGGAACCGACAACCTCGTTCAACTCACTTCAACAGTCGTTGATGATGATATTCGGTTGCAAACTAAAACGAACCTACAAGCGAATACCACTGGTATTTATGCGGATCTGAGCGAAGCGACAGCCGCGACGATCAACTCTCTCAGAACTGCTTTCCAGATGCAAAAAATGCTGGAGCGAGACGCCAGAGGCGGAACACGCTACACCGAAATTGTAAGATCTCACTTTTCGGTTCAAAGCCCGGACTCACGTTTACAACGTCCGGAATACCTTGGCGGCGGAACCCAGCAGATCAGTATTAACCCTGTGGCTCAGACCTCGCCGTCTGCTGAAGATCTATTCCCGACCCCTCAAGGAAATCTCGCTGGGTACGGTACCGTATCAGGCGGAAGAAATGGATTTTCAAAATCCTTTACCGAACACACAATTATAATCGGCCTTGTTAATGTCCGTGCCGATCTGACCTATCAGCGCGGCCTCCCGAAAATGTTCAGCCGTGAAACCAAGCATGACTTTTACTGGCCTGTCCTGTCTCACCTCGGAGAGCAAGCAATCCTAAATAAGGAAATCTATGCACAGGGAGATTCAAACGAAGACGACGAAAAGGTTTTCGGCTATCAGGAACGATGGGCCGAATACCGTTATTTTCCTTCCAAAATTACCGGAAAATTCCGTTCAACTGATGCCCAGTCCTTGGATGTATGGCACCTCTCGCAGGACTTCGTTGACTTACCTCTGCTCAACTCAACATTCATCGAGGAGAACCCGCCGATTGACCGGGTCGTCGCGGTACCTACGGAACCTCAATTTATATTCGATTCTTATATCGAAGCAATTTGTGCTCGTCCGATGCCTACATACTCCGTCCCCGGAATGATCGACCATTTTTAAAGGAGTATCATGTCTCTAGGAATAGGAATGGCTCTCGGCGGTCTCGCCGGGGGCATAGGCTCGGCCTTTCAGGCAAGGGAAGCTGGAAAGGAAGCGGATAAAAACCGCCAATTTCAAGCAATGATGTCTAATACGGCTCACCAGCGGCAGGTCAAGGATCTGAAAGCCGCTGGCCTGAACCCGATTCTCTCTGGAATGGGTGGTGCTGGTGCATCTACCCCAGCCGGGGGTATGGCACCTGTCCCTAATATCGGAGAGGGAGTCTCCTCCGGGATCAGCGCGGCGGCGTCCGCTCAACAGATCAAAATAAATAAGCCTGCTGTTACTCAATCCGGGATTATGGATAAAGTCCTCAAAGGGCCTTTCGGCTCTGCATTCGTAAAATACGACATGCTGGTCAAAGCTGGTACAAGTCCATCAATAGCGGCGGCTCTCTCTGGACTGGATGAAGCAAAGAATCACGTACCACCCGGAAGCGGCAAGGACTTGTTCAACTGGTTTAAAGAAAAATGGAAAAACCGGACAAGCTCCCCTGTCCCCTCCCCTGATACTTCTGCAAAAGAGGGGAGTAAAGACCTTCCTAAACCGTGGGAGCAAAAGAAAAAACTAAAAGCGAAACCGCATCCTAAACCGAAACTCTACGGTAGAGATGTGAACGCTTTTCCAGATCGCCCCTCGTATGAGGAGTTCGAAAAAAAGACTAAAAGCAAATGGTGGGAATGGTTATGAGACGAAGACAAAAAATGAGCCGAAAAAAATCTAAGCGCAATTTCTCAAACGGAGCAAAGAACGTGAAGAAGCAGAACTACGTGCCAGCCGTCATGCGCGGCGGTACTCGTCTATAGGAGCTGGCGACGATGGCGGCGGCCCTGCGCGCCTATTCTCACCGCTTCGCGCTTGCGAGCGGCTTGCTGTTTGCCTCCTCGATCGATTTCGATCAAAGATTGCGAACCGAGCCGATTTAAAGCTCGTTCCTCGCTTTGTAAACATTGGCTAATGTTAGCGTCAAATAGATACTTTGTGAACAAAAGTGACAAATATGCCCTGTTATCATCCACAACGTGGATATCGTGCACGTATAGTTAATCCAAGTGGGAAAAGATCTATCGTATTTAATCCACGTGATGGATATCCCGACTTGGCTGTAACGCTACCCTGCGGACAATGCATAGGATGCCGTCTAGAGCGCTCCAGACAATGGGCAATCCGATGTATGCATGAAGCTCAATTACATGAATCAAATTGCTTCCTGACCCTTACTTTCGACGATGAACATCTAGATCCTCAATACTCACTTCGGAAATCCGACTTTCAATTATTCATGAAGCGGTTCCGTAAACTGGTCGACCCTATCAAGCTCCGATATTTCCATTGTGGAGAATACGGCGAAAACTTCGGTCGACCTCACCATCACGCAATAATCTTCGGATATGACTTTCCCGATAAGGTCATACACTCCGAAAACCTCTATACCTCTTCAACTCTCTCCGGCCTCTGGCCCTACGGATATTCCACTATCGGAGACTGTACCTTCGACTCATGCGCCTATGTGGCGCGCTACATAATGAAAAAACAAACCGGGGAAAAAGCCGCGGATCACTACGGTGTTCGCGTCCCGGAATACAACACGATGTCCCGCCGTCCGGGCATCGGATCCGAATGGTACAATCAATTCAAAACTGATGTTTATCCATCAGACGAATGCGTCATTCGTGAAAAAATCACCTGCAAACCTCCTAAATTCTACGATGGGCTCCACGAAGCCCTTGACCCGGAGGAAATGGCAGGTGTAAAAAGAAAACGTCTTCTACGGGCATCTAGGCATCGTGAAGACCAAACCCCGGAACGGCTGGCCGTCCGGGAATCAATAAAAATCAAAAAGCTCGCTGAGCTAGAAAGAAAGCTATGATTACTAATGTCTACGGAATCCAAGACACTATCGCAGGCACATTTAATAACCCCTTCGTCATGATGAATGACGGAATGGCTAAACGTGCCTTCCAGCAACTCACAGACGATCCACAGTCGTCTATCAATAAAGCACCCGGAGACTATAAGCTCTTCAAACTCGGCACATTCGACGACAACTCCGGTCTTCTGACTCCGGAGAAAACCCCCAAATATCTCGCAACGGGTATGTTGACCCCTACAACCCCTAACCCCTAACTGCCATAAAAAGCCTGTCTGAGCCGAAGGCGAGTTCATCGGCCGGGCAGGCCGCCTTAACCCCAGAACGGAGAATACCTCAGATGCCGACAATTATCATACCACGTCCAGAAAACCGTTCCCGTCGAGGTATCTCCTTCGCGGGAACAGAATCCAAAACCAAGCAATCCTTCAAAAAGGATGCTGATATTAATAATATCATATCAAAATACGTAAAAACAGGCGTACCCCCCGCCGCCGGAAACCGTCAACCTATGTATGGTGACTTCTCCTCAGAAACAGACTACCGGGATGTCGTTGACCGTATTAAAGCCGCTGAAATGGAATTTTCTAAACTCAATTCCGATGTACGCAAGCAATTCAAGAACGACCCCGGAAACATGATCGCCTTCATGGCCGATCCCAACAACGCCGAAGAATGTATCTCTCTCGGCCTCCTCCCTGATCCAAACCTTCAGGGATTGGAAAGTGCTGCACCAAGCGGAACGCCTGGTGCATCAGTTTCCAACCAACCCGACGATAGCTCGGCAGAACCCGCTGGCTCTGATTAGGACAGTACTTTACTAGATGTAACTGTCCTAACTGACACCTACTTTGTGTCAGAACAAAAAAACAAAAGGAATCCAGAAAATGAAATCAGTCATGAGTCACAACTTCAGCCAAGTACCCACGGCTGATATCCCCCGATCCCAGTTCAATCGAACACATGGTCATAAAACGACATTCGACTCCGGTTACCTCGTTCCGTTCTATGTTGACGAGGCCTTGCCCGGAGATACGTTCAATTTGAACGCAACTCTGTTTGCTCGGTTGGCTACGCCAATCGTGCCTATCATGGACAACATGTATATGGACACCTTTTACTTCGCTGTGCCCATGCGCCTTGTGTGGAATAATTTTCAGAAATTCATGGGGGAGCAAGATGATCCTGAAGACTCTACAGACTTCCAGATTCCACAGATTTCTAGCCCAGAAACTGGTTGGCCTTCGGGATCTATTTCCGATTATTTCGGAATTCCTACTGAGACGCCCATTACGCATTCGGCTCTATTTCATCGTGCGTATAATCTCATATATAATGAATGGTTCCGGGATCAAAATTTACAAGAGTCCGTCCCTGTTACTAAAGGTGACGGCCCTGACCTCTTTCTTGAGTACGACCTCCTGCGTCGTGGTAAACGATTCGACTATTTCACGTCAGCTCTACCTTGGCCTCAAAAAGGCCCCGGAGTCGAGCTACCGCTCGGAGACTCCGCTCCTGTGTACGGAGACGGATCCCCTGCTCAATGGTCCACCCAA